CATCATTCAAGTGCACCTCCCGCTCGGAGTTACCGAGCTAGGAGGCGCAGCCTCCCACCTGATAGGGTGTTACCCTCCAGGTGCTCCATCTTCACAGACGGAGTATCCTTCTGAATCACCCACAGGTCTCCTCAGACCTGGGTCGATCCAGCGTGGCTTGATGCTGGCGGCCACGGGGCGCCCTGAACGTACCAGGTGCTTCTTGTCGAAGTAGGGTTCTTTACCTACCTTCAAGAAGTGCTTGAGCAGAGCTCCGGTATCGTCAAGTACGATCCGCTTGTACTTGTACCGGGGCACGTAGGCTTTAACAAGCCCTACGTGCTTGTGGGAACAGAACTTCTCATACGTGAGAGGTCCGTCCACAACTCTGACTAACCCGGGTGATCCTGGGTGACCATCCGGCCAGTGCGGAAGCACTGCCCGGACTACGTCGTCCAGAAACTCGCTTGCCTTGTAGAGCCCCCTCATATAAATGAGGTTGCGCAAAGCTACGAGCGAGATCACCGCTGGTACGTCAGTGAGGTTGGTAGGGAACAACCTTCGAGCCTTTACGATGGAAACATCATGGCCTCGAAAGTACTCCTTACCGCAGGACTCACGGAAGTTTCCATTCCAGTGAGACTTTCGTGTGTTGACCTTGAAGTGATAAGCTTCAAGAGTCGCCACAACCTCATCAGCGGAATCTGTAGGGACGATGATATCGTCCCCGTAGATACGCACCACGTACGCCATCTGCTTAAGATGGCGTGTCGTCAACCGGAATCCTAGACTCCGTTCGATCCCTACGAGGGCAATGGTCAAGAAAACCATTGTTTCTATAGGGAAAGTCAGAGCCGAACCCATAGACGCGAACTTGGTGAGAGGAATAACCTCACCTCGTACGTCAGCTCGCGTACTTCTGCAGTTCATCACAGCATCTTTCAGATCTGTGAATCCATGCAGAAGCCACTCTACGAGCTGAATGGAGACGCGGTCTGATGCCTCACTAAGATCTAGTGTGGCCATTCCGCCAGTCCGTGAACCTTCGCGGGCCAGAAGTTGATTAGGCTTCTGATCTCTGAAGGAGATGAACATGGACGCGATTTTGTCGCGATTTATCATGTCCATCAACGGGACCGCTAGAGCCTGCTGCGTGTATTGCATGCAGGTCGGCTCTTTTGCGATCAACCTGGGTGTCTTCATGGTCTTGGGAACGTCGATAACCTTCACAGGTATCTCGTTCCCGGGTTCGAGGAACTCCACACGGTCGAGCCTATCGCGATAGCGATAGTTCGGAATCAAGTAGTCCGATGAAGGAAAACTTGATTCTAGCCTAGAATGCCACTTTTGCAGATCAAACTTTCTGTTCCCAGAAAGTCGATCGGCAGTGGCTCCAGGACCGTGTTTCGGTAGCAAGTCTCCATGGGCAACGATGTCGTCCATGCGAGAAAGAACGCGACCGAAAACCAAACGAGAGATTCGAGAAAAGTCCAGATAATCCGTCTGGCTCCATTCGTTCTCTCGTGCTGTGAGTTCCTTCTCACACTCAATGTACTCCCTGTAGGCTTTGTTGGTCCGCTCTGTAGAGCATTCCAGCAGAAGCTTCGAGTAGAGTCCGGTAAGTTGCCGGACCGCGTAGACTGAGTCTACATGCGGTACATCGAGTAGAATTCCAGTAGATCGGTCAAAGACACGATCCAGGAACCCACCTAGAAAGATGGGTAGATGGCCTCTGCGGGCGAAGCCCGAAAAGCTATCTCTGGACACCTTACCATCTGAGAGACTTCTGTCGAAGTCCTTCAGATAGTCAGGGAGGGTGATCGCTAAGAACGATCCGCCTTCCGTCTTTGTCCTTCTCAGGACGAGAATTTGGTCCTGAGTGGTGTCTACTGAGCATCCATCACCGAGCTCATCGGCGATGACCGTCCAGAGTTCTATCAACGCGTCCATGTTATCCTTTCATATAGGGGACATGGAGTTGGTATGAACTACGATCCTCCGCAAGGTGGGACCCTGACCTTCGTCAAGGCCCCACCTATGCGACAGGAGCGAGTACATCTGACAAACACTCACATCTATTGGAGATGTGAATGTCGGCTCTGTTAGAGCCCTCTTCTAGATGAGAAGAGTTGTCAGCTCTCGCCTCCGAGCAGCTTCGTGATATTGGCACCAGAGGTAGCCGAGAGGTTGGCGAGAAAACCATCAATGATGGCCTTCATCGTCGCCACGTCGAAGCCGTTTGCGAAATCGGCAACGAGGTAGACCGACTCAGAGCCCTGCACGTACGCTCCCGAAAGGAGCGGATTGGCAGTGACCTGGTCGACATCAAGGCGAATCTGGTGACGCTGCCGCTTACCGTACTGGTGAGCGATAGTCAGTCGGTGCGTTCGGTCGGCTGTGGCAAACTTACTGCCCACATCAGTGGAGGTAAGCTTGTTCAGAGACTTAGCGCTACCGCTAATAGTCACGGACTGAGGATCTGCAAACAACGGTGTATTCCTTCTGGAATGCCCTGCGGATGCGGGCGGTTGACGCTATCGGGTGATCCCGAGAGCGGAGAGAATGGCAATCTGGCGCAGACTTAAAGCCTGCCCTAGAAGGCCAAGAGAGAAAGGACTCTGCTCGATCCTTCGTTTACGGGTACCTGTCCAGGTTCCGTAGATTGGAGGAACGACAGTACCGGTCGCGCCACTTCCCGGGTTAGGGACGAGGCCTGGCCAATTGTACTGGTGGGTAACCTTGGTTGTTTCCATGGTGTACCCATATCGCAGAGTGAGGCCGTCATTGGCAAATAGGCTGACGTTAGTTATAACGGGGCCTATGTTCACAAACCAATCGACGAGCCAAGACCAAGGGGCGAGATTCCAAAGGACATCAGGCGTAAGCTTGATGCCCAGCAGGAGACGTGCTCTATCTACGATATTGTCGAAACTGGTACCTCTGTAGAGGCCAGGATCGACATGGTAGGTAAAGGCACCTTCGAACCAGACTTTCCGTTCAGTCAGATGACTGGCGGTAGGAATGGTTGTCCCGTTGGTCCAGTAGTTGATGTCGAGCCAAGGTGGAGGCATTGCACTACCTGGAGACAGGTAATCTATGCTTGCACTTCGCTCCTCTGGGAACTCAAACCTTCTACGTACATTTCGTCCGCTATCGCGGACAAGCTGGCGTAGAATCTGGTCTTGTTCAACAACTGCTTTCGCAGCATCTTGAACAGCACCAACGAGCGGAAGCCAGCCGAACTGAACATTAAGATATTCAGATCCGGCAGACTTCGCGAGATGAGAACGTCCGCGGAGCGTTTGTGCTCCTAGCATGGCAGGTATACCTTCACGGTATAGCTCTGCCGCGGACACGGCAACATCGGCACTAGGTGAGGTTGGGGCGACAATTGAAATCGCCTTAGCTCCCTTGGCACCGAGTGTGTTGTCGCCCAGAGAGGGGACGAACTCCTGTAGAGTGTTCCACGTAACACCTTTCAAAAAGGCGTTTGGAACATCTGGGTACACCGGATAGATGTGCCCTTCCCAACTAACAGTCGGGAACCCAGGACGCTGAATAGTGAACAACTTATCAGCGCTGTGCCCAAAATGGTAATCCGTTCGTATCGTATCGAATGGACCACCGACGGGCCGTTCACCCTTTCCTCGCGGAAAGGGATTCCCCTTACTCCAAGTCATCTGAGTTGCTTCAATGCGTTTGAAGACCGTGATGCCAGAGTCGTAGTTATACATCTCGTAAGGAGGTGGATAAGTACTTCTCCGACGCTCAGTCAGAATATCTGACTTGAGCACACGTTGCTTCAACCGCAACTCTGATGACACACTGCTTCCTTTCTCTAGGTGGAGTGCTCTACTGATGTAGGCACCGGTGCCCCTTCGTG